AAAATTTCGCAAAATCCCCAAAAAATGCGTTAAAATGTAAATAATCAACAGGAAAGCCTCTCTCATGGATGAGAAAAAACGCGAAAAGACATTCTACTGCAAGAATTCCTACCACGATAAGCATGTTTGGTGGACCGATGACTTTAAGGAAGACCCCGACTCGGGTATCTTCGTTTCTGAATGCCCACTCTGCAATGAAGAATGCCCGGAAGTTTCATACCGCTATCGCAACATGGCAAAAGCCTGGGAGAACTCCACCGGCCCAAAGACAGAAGCAGGCAAGGCTCGCAGTCGCCTAAACGGCTGGAAGCATGGTGCCAGGTCTCAGGCGTTTTCGCTTCTCGCTCCTGCTCTTCACGGTAAATACCCTCAATGTGAGAACTGCCAGTATTCCGAGCCTTGTGAAAGCGAGCCCTATAAATATTGTCCGATGATGATTCAGCCTGTCGTAGAGTTCATGCAGGCCTACAAAGAAGGTAATCCCGCTGCATTGAAGGAAATCGCCGGTTTACAGGTGGCTCAAGCCTTCAGAACCCTGCAAATGATGTTCGCCGATGTCCAGAAGCGTGGTATCGTCCTGCAATCACCAAAGCTCTACGGAAAAGATGGGTTAATCGCTACAGACGAAGACGGTGAAACCATCTATGAAATTAGCGCAAATCCAATACTTGCTATGATTCCCAAATTTATGGAGCTCATTGGAAATACGGCAGAACAACAGGAAATGACGCCCAGGCAGAATGTCGATGAAGGAGATATTAACGGCGTTTTTGTTGTTAGCTCAAAAAAGAACGTTGACCTGGGTGAGTATATTGAAAACCGCAATCAGATGTTGGGAGGCCTTAAGAAAGCAATTCAAGTTGCGAATCATCGGTCGAGTGAAGATGATGCCCTGAAACGATTTGAGGGAGAAAGCGCGAAGGGTTCCGATGAAACGTAGAATTGAGGTTGCCAATGTAGCAGAACGAGAGATCATGAAGTATCGTTCTGATATTCCGCTTTGGCTCAAACACTGTACTGGTCAGGATGCCGACCCACATCAGATGATTGCCATTCAAGAAATAGATGAAAATCCAAACACTATCCACGTGTGGCCACCGCGCTTTGGTAAAACATGGTCTATGGAAGCGGTGGATATGCACAACCTCTTCTGTAACGTTAAAGAGTCTCTCTTGATTGTGGCGCCAAAGCAGGAACAGGCAAATAACGCCTTAAAAGAGCACCTGGATTGGATTGAACAGAGTCCACTACTAAATGCCTATATCGCTTATCGACGCGGCAAAAAACAGCTTTCAGACACCAAATACGAGCTTTTAAACGGTTCACGAGCAAAGACGCTTGGTATTCATTCGCAGATAGACTCTGAAGAGGCATCAATTATTCGCGGTGAAGAGTATGACGATATAGACCAGGAACGATGGACCGATCGCGTTATTTCCCGGGGTGGTCGAAAAAACCCTTCTGGATTAGCCACTCGCTACAGATTGTCAGGTACCATTCAGCGCGGGCGTGGCAATATCTATGATGCCCTTCAAAATGGAATGTATCACCAGATTACCCCATTCAATATCTATCACGGCTTAGAGTTTGGTATTTACGATGAGAATGCTATTAAGATGGCGAAGGCAAAGTATACCGATGAGCAGTGGCTTCGAATTTATATGCTGAGGTTTGTTGAAGCAAAAAACTTCATTTGGGAATCGTATTTGCATGAATGCATTGCGTATGGTCTGAAGCTTAACTGGGAAGGCGTAGAATATAAGCCAGGCGGGCAATACAAACCGCGTGGCGTTGTTTATGCCGGCTTTGATTGCGGGCACTCCGGAGGCAAGAAGCACAGCAGTGTTTACCGAATGGATATTGGTGAATTTATTGGCAACACCGGTATGTGGTTAAACGCGTTCGAGTGGGATCCAGCTGAAGACCCGGGTAAGATTGCCCGCGATATTGTTGATATATGGCGCTATTATGATATCAGCGCTGCATATGGTGATGCGCTTAAAGCAAACGACATTGCGCTTATCAATGACATGCTATTCGATGAAAGGCTTGTAAATTTTGATCGCTCCGACTGTGCAGCAAATACTCCGGCGAACTGGTTGAAGTGGCAATTCTCTCCCCAATGGAATACAGGAAAATTCAAATACCTGGCTGCCAGTGAACTCAAGAAGAAAATTGAGCACTGCAAATTTGTTATCCCCTACTTCAGCAGTAAAGATGATCGACCAATAGCAAAGATGACCAGGCGACTGGTCGCCTGCCTGCTCAATATCCGAGAAGTGCAATCCAAAGGACAATATCCAGTTCTTGAAATCATAAAAAAAGACCTGGGCGATGATCCGTTCGATGCTGCGAGCATGATGATGGCCTGTGCGAACGATCGTCAAATATTCAGTCCGGATATCTCGAATGTCGTCACCAGTGATAAGAGCATCCAAACGTCTGGTTTACATGAGAGCATTACCCGGGAAGTTTTGGAAGATATTAGCGGAAACTTTGATGACTTTATGTAGGCTTTTAATGTGACCGAGCCGGGTCGAATCATTCAACCCAGCTCGGTCGCTTTGGACCTCGAAGGAGGGTGAGCGAATATACCGATTGCGCTACAATGTTCAAATGTGAATAAATAAATTGAATTTTACTGCAATACGGCTTATTTTGAACAAAACAAAAAGGACTTTGTTATGCAAGCTCTTATACTTCAGACTTTTTCCCCGTTCAACTTTAATGAAGTTGGTGTCGATATGTTTGCCATAGTTGCAATCATCGCGCTAACTCAACTTCTAAAGCGCTATATTCCCAAAAGGCATGTGGTATTGTTGCCACTCGGGCTATCAGTAGTTGCCTACCTTTTTAATTCAGGATTAGACCTGAGCAATCCAATAGAGATGATTTATTATGGTGGTGCTGCAGCGCTACTGTATCAGCTGACAGAGAAATACACCGATGGTTTATTAAAGTCTCATAAGGCTCTTCAGGAAATAGACAATGGCAAGTAGCAGGCGACAAAAAGAGCGCGCTCCAGTAGGTGAGATTACCGTTGCCGGTCAGGATATAAAGTATAAATACGGATCTGCTGGGGAGAACCCAAACAAGATGATTGCCTCTAAAGGCATGGAATATCTTGAAGGGATCGAGAACGATAGTCACCTTGCCAGTTGTTTGCAAATACGCCGGCAAAAACTGGTTCAAAAGCCCTGGTCTATCAGTGCCCACTCTAAAGATGGTAAGGTAACGGCAAAGAATCAGGATATAGCCGACTTTGTTGCCTGGAATCTGGAAGCGATGGTAGGGTCGTTTGAAAAGGATCTTGAAGGCATGTTGGATGCTACTGGTAAGGGATTTTCGCTTACCGAGATTAACTATCGCCTCCTGACACAAGGGCCCTATTCAGGTAAAATGGGATTAAAAAGCCTGAGATTTAAACCGGCAAAATATTTTGCTTTCAAATATGATAATTGGGGTCACTATAAGATCAATCAAATTGACCCTGACCCATCCGGCCAAGAGCGCCCTCTTGGCAAATACATTCACATCATCTCCGGATTTAACGACGAAAATCCTTATGGGGATTCTTTATCTGCGAAATGTGCCTTTTGGGTTTGGTTAAAGCGCAACCAGGCGAAGTTCTGGGCTATCTTCAATGAAAGATTTGGAATACCGCTGACCAAAATAACGCTGCCTCGGAACTTGGCAGATGATGAGGATTCAAAGACAAAAGCACGTTCATTAATATCCGACCTTGCAACCAAAGCCGGCGTTGTAGTTCCGGAAGGATTTGAAGTTGAATTTCTTGAGAGTCTTCGCCGTGGGGACATCACTTACGATAACTTTATCGAGCGCTGTAATAAGGAGATCAGCAAGCTGATTTTGGGCGCCACGTTGGTTTCTGAGGAAGGAAAGCGTGGACAGGGCAGCTATGCCTTGGGAAGCTCGCATGCCGATTTACTCGAGAATGTCATCGTGTTTGATGTCGCGGTGCTTACTCAGGCAATCAACGAACAATTAATCAAACGTCTGGTCGACTACAATTATATAACCGATGTTTATCCGCGCTTTGCAATAGAAGGATTCGATATCAGTGCATTTATTTCATTTGCACAGTCGATTAGTATTTTGACGCAAAACGGGATGAAAATCCCAATAAACTGGCTTTATGAAAAAACAGGTGTGCCTTTGCCCAGGAAGGGCGAACCGGTTCTCGGCGTCCCCGATTCCGGTCCACAAGGACGTGGGGGCACTCCAAATATTTCAGAGCCAACAAAGGTTCGCGGTACTGATAATCGCTCTGTTGATAAGATGCTGGAAGAGGTTGAGCAATTTGCCGACCTTCCGGATGAGATTCTCGAAGAGATTAAACATCTAAAGAATCTGCAGCAACGGTATCAGGGCATTGCCGGGGAGACGTTTGAGGGCATTCTAAAATCAATAGAGAATTATCTCAAAAAAAAAAGTCAATCCCTGGTGGAGCCGATGAAGTAATTACGCTGATTGAATCATTCTTTCAAACGAATGCGATTGTTGAATCTGTTGCTGAAATTCGAGTTCTAAGCGACTTGCTTGGTCGCTACATTGCCGGGAGAGTTCTGGAAAAGACATTAAAGCCTTTTGATCTTCCAACGGCATACTCTGAAGCAATCAAGTTTTTTACGACACGAAAAGTTGTAACAAAGGCAGCTCACCGGAAGTTGAGCGCAGCAGCCAGGCGAACAGCCTTTACTTCTGTCGCTGCAAATCGAAAGTGGATTCTGGAAGAGCTGAATACCAGCTTAAATAAGGCGGTTATCGATGGTGCAAGCCATGAAGATTGGTTAAAGGATATTAGCAAGCACTTCGATCGCTTAGGCATCACCCGCCTTTCTCCGCCTTATTGGCGCCTTGTTTTTCAGAATGCCAGTCAGGAAGCAGTTTTCTATGGCAAAGAAGAGATTTGGAAAGATGCTGATACTGAAGAATGGCCGCTGCGGCAACAAATAACGGTTGAGGATGAAAGAGTCCGGAAGCCACATGCAAAACTCCATGGCTTTACAGCACCGATTAAACATCCTATTTGGAAGCGACTACGTAACCCATTAGATCATGGATGTAGGTGCTCACAACGCCTGGTGAATAAAGATGAAGGTTTAAAAGCGTCGAAGAATATTCCTAGTCTTAGTGGACCGGGATTCGGGTTTGTAGCAAAGACTTTTTAGAATGCGATTTAACCAATCAGGTAGTCGAGTTTAATTTTTTTAAACTTTTTTCTTGACTTTTGCAGCGTCATTTCCGATTGTTCGGGTAGCACTACAATACACCACTCAGTCTTTTGCGAGAGAAAACGCAGAAGGCGAAAGAAGGCTAACCGGTCGGAAGCGTCTGAGCAGAAATGTTCAGGCGTGGATGAACATTTTTTACACTGTGGTGGTGTAGATTGTGGTGCTCCGGTTAGCCTTTTTTTATGCCCTGCCATACGAAAGGAAGTAAGTATGGACGCTTCAGCTTTGGACTTAATCACGGAGCAACTTTTTTACTCCGACGCAAATTTTCGTGCATTGGTAAAAGCTCTTATCAGGTCTTACGACAACAAGGAGGAAATTGACGACGATTTAATGTCCGCATTAAAAATTGTAGAAAACAGCCACAGGCAGGCAGTAGATGCAGCGCTGTCCTTTCTGGAGCAGAAAAATGATCTAAAGGATAGCCAATCCCAAAAACAAGCCGTTTAAGGCATTGTCGTGGATTGGGCATCTTTATAGCTCAGCAATAAGGCTCTTAGTAAGGGGGCTTAAAAAAGCCTCCAGAATTATCATCACCCTAACAAGAGGTTTCACATGGACGTATTACTCCGCAATAGGATTTTGCTCTTCTTGTTTTTCATGTTTGGTTTTATCCAGGCACAAACCACGTTTGTGGTAAATGAGAACGGCACTGTCAAAGAAATCAGTATCGAGGAAGCGCGTGAGCTTTTGCAGCTTCCTCCAGATCCGGATCCAGATCCGGACCCACTTGAAGCAAGATTCGACGCTTTTCCACGATCGGGAGAAGCTCCGCTTAATGCTCGCTTCAGCAATACAAGTCTCTACCCTACCGGATCGACCTTCTTTTGGTCATTTGGGGACGGTAAATCTAGCACGTCGATTTCTCCTGTTCACACGTATGCCGCTGCTGACACCTATACGGTTAAATTGATTGTTACAACCCCGCAAGGTGACCAGGCAATACTTGAAAAAATCGACTTTATAGCCGTTAGCTCTTCGCTTCCTCCACCCAGTGG